CTGGTAATAGACAATTAGCTGGTCAAATGGCTGAGTTTGTTATGGCATGTTTTGAAGATAATGGTTATACAGATTCTGAAACATATATTGAAAAATGTGAAGGTTACTTAGCATATAAATATGGGTTACAAAGTCAACTACCTGGATCACATCCATACAAAACACAACCGCCAAGAGAATAGGAGAACATATGTCAGGAAGCGCAACATCAGATCAAACAACCTTAACCTTCGATACAGTCGGAGCAGATACTTTAGGTAAAACAGGTAGAGCTAGAATTACTTCTATTCAAGGAAAAGGAGTAGCAGGTTCTACAATAGTTTTTTACGATTCTGCAGACGCATTAACACCGGGAACAGCTGTAGCTACTTATAACTATGGTGAAGAAGGTTTAGAAGTATATGTTCCAGGTTCTGGTATTTTATTTAAAGAAGGAATTGTTTATAATTTAACTGGAGCAGGCGGAAGCGTTACTATAACTATTACGGGAGCGTAAGCTCATGGCTAATACTACTTCGGGAACAACAACCTTTGAAAAAGGTTTTTCTATAGATGATATAATTCACGAAGCGTATGAGAGAATAAATATGACTGGTGTTACCGGTCAACAATTAAGCTCTGCTCGAAGATCATTAAATATAATGTTTCAAGAATGGTCTAATAGAGGACTTCACTATTGGGAAATCAAAAACAATAACTTAACTTTAGTGCAAGGTCAGAATCTATATACTATGTATAGATCACCTGAAGATGGTGTTTCAGACGCTAACGCTATTTATGGAGTTGATGATATTTTAGAAGCTTCTTATAGAAATCAACAAAATATAGATTTTCCATTAACTAAAATAAATAGATCGATCTATCAATCTTTTGCAGATAAATCACAGCAAGGTTCACCCACACAATTTTTTGTTCAAAGATTTATTGACAGAATAACAATAACTTTATTCTTAACTCCGGGTGCAACTGAAGCCGGTAATAGTATTAACTATTATTATGCTTCAAGAATTCAAGATGCTGGAGTTTATACTAATGATGCAGATGTACCTTATAGATTTGTACCTTGTATGGTAGCAGGACTTTCTTATTATTTAGCACTTAAATTTCAACCAGCTGCGGTTCAAAATTTAAAAATGTTATATGAAGATGAAATACAAAGAGCATTACAGAACGATGGATCTTCTTCTAGTTTATTTGTAACACCAAGAACTTATTTTCCGGAGATTTAATACATGGCAAGACAAGTTACATCAGTCACTAAACAAGGTAAACACGAACCTTTTGAATTACAGGTATCTGAAGGACAAATTGCTTTTCATGAAGTTAGAAATATTTTTGGTTGGCAAGAAAATGTAAATACTAATTTTATTCCTTTGTGGGAAAACGTTAGTGTTTATAGTTATCCCGCTTCTGCTTTACCAATGACAGTAACTTCTGCATCAGCATTAGATGATGGAGGAACTGTTTTAATAAAAGGTTTAGATATAAACTATGATCAAATTTCTGAAATTGTAGTAGCAAATAATGCGGTCCCTCCCGTTACGACAAAAGGTTTTTACAGAATTAACGATGTAATTTTTTCAAAATCAACTGGTGTAAATGCTGGTGACATAACTGTTTCAAACGGTGGAACAGAATATGCTAAAATATTAGCAGCCACTGGAAGAAATCAAGCAAGTATTTTTACAGTTCCAAGAGGATATTGTTTTTATCTTTATCGTATTGATGCATTTTCAAATGACAGTACTTCATCTAAACCAGGATTATTTAGAAACTTTGTACAAAATAGTAATGGATCTCAATATATTGTTGCAAGAACTACGTTTGATAACAACATGAATATTCAAAGAAGATTTCCATTTAAGTATGATGAAAAAACAGACATACAATTTCAACTAAGAACTTTTTCCGGTACGCATGAAATGAACGTGTTTGGAGAAGGTGCTTTGATTTTAAACGGATATACGTTAGACGTTAAGAACGGTAATTAATTATGACTAATTTATCAAAAGGCAGACACGCATTAGCGATCTCTGATCGATCAGGAATGCAGTTTCCTTATAATGAAATGGTTAGAGAATGGACTGGAGCATTTGTTCATATATCAGAATATGAACCTAAACAACCTCAGTTAAATCCAGTTCCTATTGGAGGTGATCCACAAGGTTTACAAAATGCTAGACCAGATAGAACCGAGCCACCAACTTTTGATATACTTCCTGAGAATCCGTTTTCTACAACTGCAGGATCAAATGTAATAATATGTAATTTTCCAAACAGTGGTTACAAAACCGGAGACTTTGTAGTCTTTGATGAATTAAAAACTGGTGTATCAGATGTACCAGTCGAAGCGATACAATTACAATCTACCTTAAATGGTGCAATTACTGATATTGCTACAACAATAACTTTAAATGATGCAAGTAATTTTCCAAACGCTGGATATATTCTTATTGAAAAAATAAATCCTGTAACATTACTTTTTCAAAATGAAACAATCCAATATACAGGTAAAGTTGGTAATGATTTAACGGGTTGCGTAAGAGGTACGGCAGCTCCATTTAGAGGTATAACACCGGGTAACACAACAGCTGGCACTCACGAAAATGGCGCAAAAGTATTTGGATCTTTTGAAATTACTATGAATTCAAGCACAGTTCCAAACCCTGGACAACCACCGACAGTTACAGTTTTTAACAGTTTTAACTTTACTAATGAAGTAGCAGCTAGTACAACAGCAACAGGAGGCGGTTTACAGTGTTCATCTGGACCGGTAGTATTTAAGGCATAATTATGAATTTTGGAGAATTAAAATCAGATATCAGAAGTTACACAGAAGTTGATAGTACGGTATTAAATGACCCTATTCTTAAGACTATTGTGAAAAATGCTGAAGCTAGAATATTTAGAGAAACTGATACAGACGACGCTCGTTTCTATGATACAATTACTTTGACTCCAGGTAATAGAGAGGTTGCTGCACCAACAAATACAAGATTTATAAGATATATTTACATTAATGACACAAACGAAACACCAGCTGTTAGAAAAAATCTAGAGCTTAGAGATACTTCTTTTATGGAAGAGTTTTATAACACACCAGGTACAGCATCTGCTGCACCTAATAATATTCCAAAATACTATGCTAACAGAAATGCATCTACTATTTTTGTAGCCCCGACGCCCGATGCTGCCTACGTGTGCCACGTTGCTTATATCAAGCAACCAGACTCAATTACAGCTAGTGACGCGACTACAACATATGTATCTACAAATTACCCGGATTTAATATTATATGCATGTTTAGCTGAAACTTACGGCTATTTAAAAGGACCAGCAGATATGTTACAATTATACGAGCAATCTTATGGTAGAAGTATGGCTACATATGGTATAGAACAACAAGGTAGAAGAAGAAGAGACGAGTATATGGATGGTACAATTAGAACCGCTATGAAATCTCCGTCTCCTGGAGAATAGGATAAATTATGGCATCAAGTTATTCAAATGATATAAAACTAGAACTTATGGTTACCGGTGAAAAATCTGGTCTATGGGGTAATATTACAAACACGAATCTACAAATCTTGGAGCAAGCAGCGAGTGGATATTTAAGCTTAGCTGTAGGCGCAGCTGATGTTAATTTAGTATTAACGGATGGTGCTACTTCAAACGGTAAAAATTTATATTTTAAATTAACTGGAACATTAACAGGAAATAGAGTTGTAACTATGCCCGACTCATCAGAAAGAGTATTTGTTGTAGAAGATGCAACAGATAGATCTTCTGCACATTATACTTTAACTGTTAAAACTTTTTCAGGAACTGGAATTACTTTAGCAACAGGTGCAAAAGCTTTACTTTACTCCGATGGAACTAATGTAAATCAAGGGATGATAAACAAAGGTTATAAGTCAACAACTACTTCTTACACAGCTGTAGATGGAGATCAAATTATTTGTGACACATCAGGAGGTGTTTTAACTATTACATTACCAACAGGTCCTTCTATTGGTTCAGAAGTAAGTTTTATTGATGGTGGACAAAGTTATAGTGCTAATGCTTTAACCATTGCTCCCGGAGCTGAAAACATTGAAGGTTCTGCAGGATCAATAGATATTTCAACAGATAATCAAAACTTTACTTTAGTCTATGTAAACGCGACTGTAGGTTGGGCTTACAAGGATAAAATATAGGAGGTGAAACATGCCTCTTAGCAAATGGCAAATCAAACCAGGTTACGATAAACAAAACTCTGAAGTTGGAGCTGTCGCACGTTATGTTGGCGGTGACAACGTTAGATTTAGATATTCATTACCAGAAAAAGTAGGCGGTTGGAAAGCAGAAGGTGGAGAAAGTATTTCATCTGTATCAAGAAGACTACATCCATTTAGAGGTAATGACGGTAATAAATATTTAGCAATTGGAACGGATAAGTTATTATTAATTTATTACGAAGATAACTTTTACGATATTACACCATATAGAAGTAGTGGCTTTCCATTAACAATTGATGAATTTAAAAACCGGCGTGATGTCCAGTTGGGGCGACCCTTTTAAAGAAGAAAAAAATGAACGATAAAACGACATTCAACATCAGCAAACAGCAGTACACCCGTGAAGTCATGTATGAGGGCATTCACATCATGATTCAGTACAGCAGGGACAGTGATGGCGAATATGGTCTTGATGCGGTATTGACCCCCGATGGTCAAAACATCACTGATCTTGTAAGAATTCAAGCATTGAAGTATTTTGAGAGCTTATTAAAAGAGGATTGAAATGGGACAAATTCTAGGTTGGTCTTGTTTTGCGGCGTGGCTCACACACATTTTTTATTGTTTTGCACATGCAATGTGGGGATTTTTAATTGCAGGTGCATTGTGTTTCCCGATTGGAATTCTCCACGGGTTTTATGTTTGGTTTTTTTAAGAGGAATATCATGAGAATGAACGAATACAAACAACAATTGATCAGTGAACATATGCGATCTGATGAACTTTATTGCTGTTATTGCATGGAGCCAAAGTATGAAAAATATCATTGCTGCCAAGAGAATCACTTTGTGAAATTCAGTGACTTGGATGATGATGCAAAAAGTGAATTTATTGAATTGGAGTTGGATGAATATGAATCATGGGCAAAGAAACAAGGAGCATTGCAATGAATAGCATTTCCCTACAGACGCTGGTACAGGCTGAAAAAGAGGTTCAGCGTATCTTGAAAGAACATCAAACAGCCATTTTGAATCTAGCACCAGCAGACTTCCTGCAAGAAATCAAAAAGACAGAATCAGCTTGGACTGCATATCACGGTTTGGAAAGAGAAATCCAAG